ATGCCTGTTATAAAAAGCTTGATTGATGAAAAGGGTCGTTTGAATAAAAGATTTTTTAATCCTGAGTATGACTTCAGAGGAAGAGAATTAGAGGATAAAGCTTTTAAAAAATATATGAAAGAGATGGGTTTAAACAAAGATTTTTATAAAAAACCTGCAATGAGTTTTGGAGAATTTTATAAAAATTTACCTGATAGCGAAAAAACTTTAGATAAGAAGAAAATACTTATGAATATGTTAAAGAGGGGTCTTGGTACTTTTCTAAAAGGAAGTGGTATCGTAGCTGGGTTTAGTCCTAGTAAGATTGCTCAACAAGAAAGATTTGTTGATGGCAAAGATATGTTATTTAAAAACCAAGGTGGCGTTGTACCTATACAGGGTTTTACTAATGGTGGTTCTCCAACAGAAAATGTAAAACCATTTTTTGACCAAGATAATATTTTTGAAAACGTATTAGATAAATTTAACCAAACATTTGGACCTGCAGATACAGGAACGGGTGGAGGTCAGTACGCTAGTGCTAAGGAA